CGCAAAACCGCAGGCCGATGAAACGCAGGAGCATCTTCTCGACCGCCTGTGGAATGCCATGTTCATCACGGCCATGGTCGCGAACATCTCCGATGAAGACTTCGGCAACTCTTCGGGAGTCGCACTGAAGTACAAACTGCAAGCCATGTCAAACCTTGCCAAGACGAAAGAACGAAAGTTCAGTTCCGGCATGAATCAGCGGTACAAGATCATCTTCTCCCATCCGCTGGCGCAGGTTCATGGAATCTCCGCAACCAACTGGATCGGAATGAAATACACCTTCACTCAGAACTACCCCGCAAACGTTGCGGACGAAATCGACAACGCGAAGAACGCAGAAGGAATCGTTTCCCACCGCACTCAGCTTGAAATGATCTCCACAGTTGAGGACGTTGACCAAGAGCTGGAGCGGATCGCAGAGGAAACAGCGGAAGCACCTCCCGCCATCGATGATGCCTTCAACAAAACGGGTGATGTGAATGGCAAGTCTGCTTGACCTTCTTGGCGGTCTCAATGATAGCGAGAGACGGAACAGACAACGTCAGCTTGACTATTGGAGAGAACGCGAAGAGGAACAGAAAAAACATAATATAACCGACCTTGAAGAGTACAACAAGGAACTGGACAAGATATATGCCACGATGATCAACGACTGTCAGAACCAAATCAATGATTGGTATCTGCGGTATGCATCTAAAGAGGGCATTTCTATTGCCGAAGCAAAGAAGCGTGTATCCACTGCCGATCAGAAGTATTATGCGGAACGTGCCAAGGAGTACGTGGCCAACAAGGACTTCTCCAGCAGGGCGAACACCGAGATGCGGTTGTATAACCTCACCATGAAGGTAAACCGCATGGAATTGCTAAAGGCAAATCTTAGTCTTGCCATGACCTCCGGCTACAACGACATTGAGAAGTTGACGGGGGATTTCCTCGACAAGAAGACCTTGGAGGAACTGAAACGGCAAGCGGTGATCCTCGGCAAAGGTGTGGATGATGTCGATAAGCAGGCACACCGCATCGTCAATGCATCCTTCAAGAACGCATCATTCAGCGACCGTATATGGACGGACATGGATTCACTTCGGCAACGGGTGAACATGCAAGTCCAGCGGTCGCTTATTCGTGGTTTGAACCCTGTGGAGATCGCACGGGGATTCATGCCGGAACTGCGGGATGACGTAGGGAAGGCCAAATATGCCACGGAGCGGTTGGCACGAACCGAAATGAGTCGAGTGCTGACGGATGCCGCAAAGGTGTCCATGAAGCAGAACGGGTATGACGAATACATGATCATCTGTGAACGGTCTGCCTGCTCTATCTGCCGTCCGTTTGATGGTCAGCACTTCCCAATCGAGGAAATGGAGGTTGCGGAGAACGCACCGCCTTTCCATCCGCAATGTTTGTGCCATGTAGCATCGTACATGGATCGTGATGAACTGGAACGCATGATCCGAGAGATCGAGGACGAACGGAATCCGCAGCAGGAAGAACCCGAACCAACACCGCCGATTCCTCCTTCGGCAATGAACTCGTTCAAACCAGCAAGGTCAAAGGCAGACGCAACATCCTATGCGAAGGAGCATTTCGCCGAGGATGTGAACTTCGGGTCGATTTCCCTTGAACGCATAAATGCAGTCAACGAGGTTTTGACCGAACTGCAAGAGTATGTTCCAACCAAGAAACTGGAAAGCATCGAGACCCGAAGGGGAAAGGCAAACGCCAGCGCAAATTACCATGCATTAAAACTGAATCCATCTAGACTTGCCGCGACATCGCGGGATTACTATGATGAAATTCAGCGGAGCAGGCAGGAATCGATTGATCTCATAAAGAAGAGGTTCGAAGGGCGGACGATGCCACCGAAGCAGAAAAAAGACATTGCTACATTGGAACGGCAGATGAAATTCAAGAGGTTTTCCGTCGCGGATCAGTTTGAGAACGAGTTGGACATCGTGCGGTCAACTGTAGCGCATGAGTATGGCCACATTGTTGCGGATCAGTTCTTCGGGCAGATCAATCAGCACAGAGCAAACCCAAACTATGCCACGAACCCCGAACTTCGTGACACAGTGGAAGCGTGGTCGGAGCTGTTTAAACGTGCGAAAAAGGATGGTTCGATATATAACTTGTCCGAATACGGAGCATCCAATGCGGAGGAATATTTTGCCGAGTGCTTCGCGGCACGGTTCCACGGCGAGACATTGCCGGACTATGTCGAAACATTCATGAAGGAGTTGTTTGAAATTGGAGCGTTGTAATAATTGCATACTCTATTCAAAGAGATTGGATGACCTTCGGAATCTTCACGAAGATGTCAGAGAAGATCAAGTCCATTTCTGCAATGCATATGAAGATGGCATCCCAAAGGACATTTGGAGTGTCGATGCGGAATGTGAACACCACGTTCCACTGGAAGAAACAGAGTGAACCCACCGTCAGTCTTTCAACTGGCGGTTTATTTATGCGCATAACCGCTATCAGTCACAGGATTGCGTTGATTTGTTTTTGGTTTTACCTCTTTACTTTGCCTTCTGTTGAACTGTTTTACTCATATAGATTCTCCCTTTATATATAAAGGCTGATAGCGGTTATTTTTTGGATCATGTGCCATGCGTACAAGGATTTTCTTAATGCGTCTCGTCCTGCGAGGCGCATTATGCTTTTAGGAGTAAAAATGATCAATATTACAGTGGATAAAACAAGCGTGACGGCACAAGGCCACGCAGATTATGCCCAGTTCGGCCAAGACATCGTGTGTGCGGCAATATCTGCTCTTCTGCAAACACTCGCTTGCAGTGCAGTCGAAATGCGAACAGGGGCGAAAATAACGGCCTTTGAAGCGGGCAACTTTAAATTGGAATATGAGCATCTATCAGAGACTCTGAGCGTTCTGATAGGTGCTTTTATTATTGGCGCGACTGGGATCGCGGACAGTTATCCCAATCACGTCAGCATAAATGCGCAGGCATGGAACGCATAAAAAGCTATGGATCGGTGCAGGCATGGAACACCTAAAAAGCTATGGAATCTATCGTCAAGCATTGTGACGTAAAACTATGGAGGACAATATGAAGAACTTTGCAAATGAGTACGACTGGAAATGGAAACTTCAGCTTTTCGCCGAAGGAGACGGTGGCGATGGCGGAGATGGTGGAGACGGTGGCGATGACGGCGGAGACGGCGGCAACGGTGATGTCTACACCAAAGAGCAGGTCGAAGCACTTCTCAAGAAGAGAGATGAAGACTTTGACAAGAAGTTCAATGCCAAATTTGCCGAGATGCAGAAGAAGCATCAGACCGAACTGAACGAAGCCAAGAAACTGGAACAGATGACCGCCGAGGAAAAGGCGAAGAAACAGACGGATGATCTGCGCAAGGAGATCGAGAAACTGAAAACGGCCAATGCGAAATCTGAAATGATGAAATCCGCACGTTCAATCCTTTCGGAAAAGAACATTGTGATCGGGGACGGCCTTCTTGAATCCTTGGTGACAACCGAAGCCGAAACGACCAAGGCCAATGTCGAACAGTTTGCAGACGCATTCAACGCAGCCGTCACGGATGCCGTCAAGAAGGCCATGGCGGGGAACACCCCCGAAGGGAACAAGGGCGGCGCAGGTAAAGGCGGAACAAAACTAACAAAAGAAGAAATTCTCAAAGTCGCTGATCCGATTCAGCGTCAGAAACTAATGGCGGAACACCTTGAATTGTTCAGATGATCCGCAGAAAGGAACAAACAATGTTTAAATTTAACATTCAGCTTTTCGCAAATGAGATCAAAACAACAGACGTTGCACCAGGCATTTCCGTGGACTTCGCATCCCGTATCGCTAGCAACATCAAAGAACTTCAGCGCATTCTCGGCATCACTGCCCCGAAGCCGATGTCCGTTGGCACTGCGATCAACCTTTATAAGATCACCCGCATCAACAACCCCGCACAGGTTGCCGAGGGCGTTGTCATTCCTCTGACCGAGATCAAAAAGGAAATCGATCGCACCATCCAGCTTCCGCTGAATAAGTGGAGAAAACAGTCCACCGCCGAAGCCATTCAGAAGAGTGGTCGTGCCGTTGCTATCAACGAGACCGATCAGAAACTGGAAAAACTGATCCGCAAAGAAATCAAAACTTCCTTCTTCACCACCCTTGCCAGTGGCACTGGTACGGCAACCGCACAGAACGATGGCATCCAAGGCGCAATGGCTGACACTTGGGCAAAACTCGCAGAGACCTTCGAAGACGAGGATGTAACTCCCGTTTACTTCGCATCTCAGCAGGATGTTGCCAAGTACCTCGGTGCAAAAGATGTTTCCATGCAGACCGTTTTCGGTTGGAGCTACATCGAGAACTTCCTCGGACTGGGCAACACCTTCATCACCCCGAATCTGACCGCAGGCACAGTCATCGGCACGGCTGCCGAGAACCTCAACATGGCCTACGTTCCGATGTCCAGTGGCGAAGTCGCCGATGCATTCGACATGACCGTTGACGAATCCGGCCTTGTCGGCATCCATCACTCCATCGCATCCGATAACGCATCCATCGAATCCCTCATCATGAGCGGTGTTGTGTTCTATCCCGAACGCATCGATGGTGTCGTAAAATGTGCTATCACTGACGCTAACGCCAACTCCAGCTCCGACTCCGGCTCTGACTCCGACTCCGGCTCTGACTCCGACTCCGGCTCTGACTCCGGCACTGGCGCATAATCTTATAAGGGAGGAAGCAACTCATGAAAAAATTCGAAGTCATTAAGTATTTCACCGACTTGCAGGATGAAAACCGTCCGTACAATGTCGGCGATACTTATCCGAGAGAGGGTTATGAACCGTCTCTTGAGCGCATTGCGGAACTTTCCGGCAACGACAACAAACAGGGCGTACCGCTGATCAAGGCGGTTGTGGAGCGGAAGAAAGCCGCACCGCAGGCCGATGAAGCTGTCGAGGAAAAACCGAAAACGCCCCGCAAAAGAAAGACTCCCGCAAAGGGGGAATAATTCATGAAGGAGCAGGTCAAACGACTGCTTGGAATTGAATTGTCCGATGCAAGTCAAGATGAATTGCTCGATGTGATCATCAATCTGACAAGCAATCGGTTGTGCGTTTTGTGTGGTAACGAAAGCGTCCCCGAAGAACTGAAGTACATTGTCACTGAAGTATCGATCATACGGTTCAACCGCATCGGTTCAGAAGGCTTTACATCCCACGGGGTGGAAGGCGAATCGATCAGCTGGAACGATGATAGTGACTTTGCAGGATTCATGTCCGACATTTCAACGTGGAAGCAGAACAATCACACTGAGGGAGTGTTGCGTTTCTTATGAGATACGACACTCCCATCTATTTTCAGATCGATCAGAAACCCACGTATGACGAAGAAACGGGTGACTACAAACAGTTAGAACCCGATGAAGTCCGAGTACAAGCCGCCGTGATGGACACTTCTGAAGAGAAACTGAAACTGTATTATGGCGTGATCCCGCAGGGGACGAAGACCATTCACATTCAGAATCACTTCGACATCTTGTTTAACCACATCCGAATCGGCGACAAGGTTTATGATGTCGATTTTGAGAGACGCTTGAGAACCAAACACACGTTCATCGTTCATGAGGTGACGTGATATGGCAGATTTCACTTTTCGACTGGAAGGCATCGCCGATCTTGAGAAGAAACTCGACACGGACAAGAAGGTCAAAGCCGTTGAACGTGCCGTGAAGCAGAACGCTTCCGAGATGCAGCAGGATGCGATTCGATACGCACCGCACCGCACTGGATACCTTAAGGCGACCATTAGTGCGGGTCTGAAGGTGACGGGAATGACGGCCACACTGGAACCGTTTGCGCACTATGCGGCATATGTCGAACTCGGCACACGCTTCATGGGTGCGCAACCGTACCTGCATCCGGCATGGGTGAAAGCGTCTCAACAATTAACAAACGACATATCAAGAATCGTTGGAGAGTAAAGGAGTGAAGAATATGGCAATCGACCCTCAACAGAGCATGTTCACCGCGTTGCTGTTGCGTCTTCGTGAGGAATATGCGCGGAAGATGAAGGTGTATGACACATTTCTTCCTCCGAAAGGAACACCGTATCCGTTTATCTACCTCGCAGACAACAACATGACGGATGACAACGGGAATAAGACACAACTTCTCGGAACCGTCACCCAGTCGTTCGATGTGTGGCACGATGATCCTTTGAAACGTGGTACGGTGTCGGCGATTCTCGCAACGATCAAATCGATTTGTTACGACCTACAACGCACAAACGGTTATGCATGGATGGTTGATTACGTTGACCAATCTATTCTGCCGGACAATACCACAGGAACACCGTTGCTTCACGGAAGATTAACGGTGACATTTCGCCTACTAGGAGGGCAAGAATGAAGATTAAATTCGATTTACAGATGTTTGCCGAAGCGGTGCAGGGCAAGCAGATTGTTTATCTGTACAGAATCCTTTCCGAGGAAGCAACCGAGGACGGCACAAACATCGCATTTGTAACAGAGAACACCCGTTCCATGTCCGTGGATTCCGATACCACCGAAACAAAAGACGGTTCTATCGTGACCCCCGGCGCACTGGAACATGAGCATGAGGTCACTTCTCTTCTGAAGAAGGGCGACACCATGATCGACAAACTGGAGACGGCCTGCGCGCAACGTTCTCTTATGGAAGTTTGGGAAGCAAACCTTGCCGAACCCATTGCCAACAAAGACAACAAATACAAGGGCAAATACTTCCAAGGCTATGTTACGGAGTTCGAAAAGACCTCCAATGCCGAGGATATTGCTGAACTCAGCATGACATTTACTCTGAATGGTGCTGGTGCAGATGGTGAAGTAACCGTCACCGCACAGCAGGCCGCAGTTGCGTCCTACACATTCAAAGACACACCGAAAACGGGATCGTAATTAATACGATCCCAATTTTTTTATATTTAGGAGGTAGCAAACATGGATGTAATGACATTAAAAATCAACGAGAGCGAGTATAAGTTCAATTTCGGATTCAAGTTTATGCGAAAGATAAATCCTCTGCATAGACAGCCTGTTGAGGGCATGAATGAAACTGAGGATATTGGATTCCAGTGGGAAGTTATGAAATGGCTTGGTACAGGCGAATACGACAGCCTGATTACCATTCTTGATTGTGCCAATGAAGGTTTTGAGCCTCGAATCAAGAGAAGTGAACTTGAGGAATACCTTGAAGGTATGGACTGTGAAGAAATCGAAGCACTTGATAAAAAGGTTCACGATTTTTTATCAGGAGTGGGGCTTTGGAAGAAGAAAATGGAAGCAGTTCAGAAGGGCTTGGACGCAATGAACAAGGAGAGTCAGAGCGAAAGCTAAAAACTGAAGACTGGTTCAAAGAATGCGCTCTCAATCTGTTCCGTTATTGCGGATACAAGTCATTTGATGAAGTTGAAGCATTGACTATCGCAGAATACAACTTGCTGATGAAATCGGTAGAACTGAGACAGGTTGATATGGATTACAGAACACATCAGATTGCCTATTTGACATTTGTTGCCAAAGGGCAAAAGAAATCGGGGCGAAACAAAACAAAGCCTGTTTATCCACGATTTGATAAATTTTACGATTATGAATCTGAAGTCAACAGGGTTCTTGGCAAAAAGAAAAAGTCAAGACTCGCTGGGCTTGCTGAATTCATGAAAGGCGGTGAAGCTAATAATGGCTGATACAAAGTATACACTGACCGCCGTTTTGGAAGCAAAGGACAGCTCGTTTACTAGCACGTTCCAGAGAGCTATGGCGCAAGTAAAAGGGCTGGCTTCTGCTTCTGGAGGAGTTAAGTCTGCCATCAAAAGCATTGCAGGAGGAGCAATTGCGTTTAGTGCGGTAAATAAAGGCATTTCTGCTGTTACTTCACACATCGGAGATGCGGTAAGCCGTTTTGATACCATGACAAACTACCCGAAGATTATGAAGAACTTAGGGTACTCTGCCGATGACGCAACAGCTTCTATAACCAAGATGAGCGATGGTATTGATGGTCTTCCAACAGCATTGGATGAAATTGCAGGAAGCGTCACCAAGATTGCCCCATTGACAAAAAGCTTAGATGAGGCAACAGAAATTACCCTTGCAATGAACAACGCTCTCCTTGCTGGGGGCAAAGGAAAAATGGCCGCCGCAAATGCTCTTGAACAGTTTTCTCAGATGCTTGCGGCAAACAAGGTCGATATGGCTTCTTGGCGTTCCATTTCCGATGCAATGCCCGGCCAATTGAACCAAATTGCTCAATCTTTGCTTGGAGCAGGGAAAAACAGCCAAGACCTGCAAGAAGCGATGAAAGAAGGAAACATTACATTCGACCAGTTCAACAAAGCACTGCTTAAACTGAACAAGGAAGGATTTGGAAAGTTTGCTTCTTTTGAAAAACAGGCGCAGGATGCTACGCAAGGTATCGCCACATCGTTTACAAACTTAGGTACTGCCGTTACAAAAGGTCTCACATCTATGATTGAGACTGTAAACAGCACCTTAGAAAACAACGGATATGGAAACATAGCCTCAAACATCAACAAGTTGAAAGTAGTTATCCAGAAGTCATTCGCAGGAATGAATAAGATAATTGCAACGTCTTTGATTACTGTTATGCCTTATGTGACCAAGTTCTTTGGTTACTTCAGCAGGTTTAAACCAGTTGTTACAGCTCTGAAACAGGAGTTCTCCACCATCGGAAAACAAATGCGAGTTGTTTTCACTGTTCTTGCTGAAAGTATAGGCAATGCATTCGGCGGTCTGAACACAGACAAGCTTGTCGGATGGCTTGTTGATGCAATTCATTGGGTTGGAGATGAAATCACGAAATTCAACAGATTCCTGTTGAAAAACAAAGAAGCAATCGCCACATTTGCAACTTGGATTCCAAAACTTGCGGCAGGATTTCTTGCATTCAAGGTTGTTTCCAAGTTTGTTTTTCCAATTCTTGGCTTTATTGGTGCTTTGACCAAGCTTGGAAAGGCAAAAGGAGTAGGAAAAGCACTCGGTAGTGCATCCAAAGGCATGAACAATATGGCAAAGTCTTCCACAGCGTTCTTGAAGTCTGCGGCTGGAATTTTCTTGGTTGCCGCTGGATTCACAATGCTTGCACAGTCCGCAATTGCATTGACACAGGCAAAAGGAGCTATTGGAGTTCTGATTGGACTTGGAGTTGCATTTGCAATTGTTGCAATAGCCATGAATAAGATGGTTGAAGGACTCGGATTCTTTGCGCCAAGTAAGATTAATGCTATTGGAAATACTTTCCTTAAAATGGGCGCTAGTGTATTTCTTGTTGCGGCAGGATTTGGAGTTCTCGCATTTGCGGCGGCTTATCTGGCTTCACAAGGTGGAGCGGCAATCGCCGTATTTGCAGGAATGGCTGTTATTTTGGCAGGACTTCTGGTTGTTGTTTCAACCTTCGGCACTGGATTGACTGCGGCGGCAGGTGGAATGCTTGCTTTTGGTGCGGCAATGCTCATGTGTGGAGCTGGTGCATTACTCGCATCAGCAGGATTGTATATTGTCGCCAGTGTGCTTCCGACTATTACTCAGTACGGACTCGCAGGTGCAACTGCTATCCTTGCACTTGGAGGAGCTTTGCTTGCCTTTGGTGCAGGTGCGGCAGTAGCAGGGGCAGGATTACTTGTTCTGACCGCTGGAATTCTCGGACTGACTGTAGGACTCGTTGCACTGGTTGCAGGAATCACAGTATTCAGTGCGGCTATGCTTGCGGCATCTGCTGGAGTCGCAGTCTTTGCGGGAGCAATGAAGCTCGTGCAGACTGCTGTCAAAGGCATTGCAAAGAGCGCAAAAGAAGCAGGAACAAGTATCACACAGATGGTTGCTGGTGTTGGAATCGTCAAGACTGGACTCGCTTCCATCGGAAGCATGGGAATGAACGCTGTGAACAGCGTCAGAGGAGCTTTTCAAAGCTTGCGGTCTAGTCTTCCGTCTATTGCACAAAGTGCTGTCAGCGGCATGAATTCTGCCCTTCAGAGCGGGTTCAGCAGAGCGCAAGCAATGGCAGGGACAGCGGCGGCAGGAATCGTTGCACGTCTTGCTAGTGCGAGTGCAGGAGCATTCAACGCTGGTGCGATGATAGGTGCTGGCTTGGCAAATGGAATGCAGTCTCAGCTTGGACGTGTTCAGGCTATTGCGGCAAGCTTGGCAGTTGCCGCTAATGCGGCTATTGCGGCAAAGGCAAAGATAGGTTCGCCATCTAGAATTACAACCTATTATGGCGAAATGGAAGGACGGGGCTTCATAAACGGAATGAAGAACATGAAATCCGCTGTTGAAAGAACTGCTAGAAATGTATTCGCTGTTGGACAGCCGAACAACAAATTCGCTATACCTCAGACGGATAACGATGCGTTCTATGGAGTTGACCCTGAAATAACTACAATCCTTGCGATTGATGGTCGCAAGTTTGCAAAAGCAACGTCTCGCAATATCAGAAATCAGACGAGCATTGATCAGAGACGTGAAAACAGAAAGGTCGGTGTAGTATGAGCTTGTATGAATTTGTAGATGTTGATGAGCAGTATCGTGACAAGATTCTTCCGACTGAAGCTGTATACATCAACGATATTTCGTTGGATCATGACATTTCAGCGTTTCGCACTCTGTCTGTTTCGGGCAGAGAGAGCATTGAAGCTGACATTCTCGAAGTCGAGACAGAGACTCTTGATGGAAACATCTATCACAGCAAACGATATGAGCCGAGAACACTGACAGTGCAGTTTCAGCTCTTGTGCAAAACTCAGCAAGAGATGAATGAAGCGGTTGATCGTTTGAACTTTCTTCTCGGCGATGAACAGCTCAAGGTGAAGTTTGCTGATCTTCCCGACAGATACTATATCGGCAACAAGACGCACATCAACGCATTCGAAACTGGACTTCTGAACGTTGTCGGAACGTTTGAGATTTACTGTTCTGATCCGTTTGCTTACTCAGAAGAAGAGTTTGAAGTCACAATCGGATCAGAAGCAGAAGATGTCGGACAGAGCGTGCAGTACAACGGCACAGCTCCCGCATATCCGACATTTGAAGTCGACATTGCTTCTGACACTGGAGCTTTGCAGTTTGTTGTCGCTCGTGTCAGCGACTATGACAGCGCAACTGTGACTCTTGGAGACGCAATAAACGACTCTGAGATCAGCGCAAACTATGAGTTCGATCTTGATGGTGGAAACTTCGTCAGAGTTACGCATGACGGATCGACAAGCACCGACAGCAACATTCTGTTCACTCCGAACACGGCAGTGTTGAAGACAAATGCGACTGTTGTTCAAAACGGAAGTCTGTCAATTCAGAGCAATGCGAAGGGAAGCAAAGTCGGACTTGTTCTCAGCTCTGCGGGTTCGGGCGATCAGTGGCATGGCGGTGGATACAGAATCACATTCCCCGCAAGCTACTACGAAAGTGGTATGCCGTTCGAGATGACGTTTGATCCGAAGTTCATTGTCTCTGCAATCAATCAAACAGGAATGATGCAGATCAATCTTGAAACTGCAACAGGGTCGGGAACGGTTGCGGCAATGACGTTTTGGAAGACGAATCGCTCAGACAAGGTCGTTCATGTATCGATGATTGTTGGCGACACGACACAGAGCACTCACAACGAGCAGTGTGTTGCACTTGACAGCAACTACTTCACAGGACTCGGTTCTGAAGAAGCGGGAATTGCTCGATTCGGCGACAAGATATATTTCTATCTTGGAGGTCTGAAGTGGGGATTCTATGCTCCGCTTGCTTCTGTGCAGTATGTACGGTATGTCAGCTTCTTCATCGGAACATATGGAGCAAACGCTTCTGCGAACATGGCACTTGCACACTGGCACATGAGACAGTACACAAACGACGTGACAGCTCTGCAAGACGCTCCGTTCAGATTCAAAGCGGGCGACAAAGTGGAAGTCTACATGGGAAGTGCTTCTGTTCTCGTGAATGGAAACACTGAGACACAAGCGAACAATCTCGACAACGACTTTGAAGACTTTGTTCTGAAGAATGGAAGCAACACAGTTTGGTTTGACTACTCGTCTTACGCATCAAGACCGACAGTCAAAATGAAGTATCGTGAGGTATATGCATGATTGCGTATTTTCTTGACAGATCATGGAAGATGATCGAGTCAGCGTCTACAACGCTCCCTCGTGGCTTTAGAATCATAGATAAGTCAGAGTCTACAAAGAACGTGAAAAGCGGCACAGAAGTGCTTGAGCTGTCTCTGACGTACTCTAAGGGCAAGGGAAACTATAAACGAGCAAATAAGATGGCGACTCCCGGCAACTATATCATCTATCAGCTCGGATCAGAATATAAATGCTTCACGATCATCGAATCTGAAGAAGATGACACTGAACACGTTTTTGAAATCTATGCAGAAGATGCGGGCATGGATTTGCTGAATGAGGTCTGCACTGACTACACAGCAGTGCAGTCTCATTCGATTCAAGAATATGTTCGATTGTTCACTGTCGATTCGGGATTCGAGATCGGAGTGTGCGAGATTCCGTCAACTGAACAGCTCGTTCTGAACTATCAAGGCGAGCAGACGACAACAGAGCGTCTTCTCGACATTGCGAAAGAGTTCGATGCTGAGCTGTCATATTCATTCGACATTGAGCGAATGAAACTGAGACATAAATATATCAATATTCATCGAAAACGTGGAAAAGATGTCGGTGTAGAGCTTCGAAAAGGGCGTGACATTAAGAGCATTACCACAAAGAGAAGTATTGCGAATCTCGCAACATGTCTCATTGTCAAAGGTGGTGCTATTGAGCAGTCAGTCGGTTATGATGCGGGCACATCGAGCGATGGAACGCTTCTGTACAACTGGATCAAGTTTGTGGAGTCCGACTACGACAAAGACACATGGGCGAAAGTGTCTCACGAAATTGATGAACATGGAGTCATCGGTGAAGAGATCGATGTGTCGATGTCTGATCAGATTTCTGACGACTGGTACAAGACATATGAATTCACTGATGAACAGCAGAAAAAAACAGCATACAAAAACATATGGATCGGTGTTGCTCTGAAGCAGACAAATCCGAAAAAGTCTGATGACTGGCACGACTATACATGGGCGAGAATCGCTGTCGGCACGACAAGCGCACAGACATATCCGTCAACTGGTTTTCAAGTCGGCAATGGATATGTGTGGGTAAAGTTCTCAAACGAGTACAGCGGTGCGGGAATGAGCGACAATCCGCAAGGGCGAATCTATATCGGTCTTGCAATTAACAGATCATCTGCAACGAAGTCTTCTTCTGCGGGTGATTATTCTTTTTATCCGTTCAGCTCAGAGACGCATTCAGATGTCGGTCTTGAAGGGTATCAATACGATGATGGAGATGTGTATGTAAGCGGATCAGCAATCTTCAGCCGATCTGCTCTTCAGAAATGGTCTCGCTATCGTTCTGAGCCGGGTTCTGATGTTGGAAACATCGTGCGGGTGTTCAACTCAGACGCTACAAATCCCGACGTTCTCTTCAAGCAAGCGTACACTGCACTGATCTCTCATGCAGACATGGACGTTGCATATGAGATCGAGCTGATCGGAAAACCAAACATCGATGTGGGCGACTACGTAAACATCATAGGTCGTGAGCGTGAGCTTTATGTGAAGTCACGCATCTATGAGCTGAAATACGATCTCGTGCGGGATATTTACGTTGCCGTGACTGTCTCTGAGAACGCAAGCATGATTGCGGGCGTCAATGGAGACACAAGCGGATATGCTCTCGGAGGTGCTCTTGGTGTAGGCGGTGGAGAGATCGAAGTGTATGAGAGCGTGACTGCTCTTCCGACGAACTTGCAAGCGGGAAAATGCGTGCATGTCGGATGCTATCGTCATCATGGTGACGTTGAAGGCGGTATCACGTATCTCGTGACTGGAAGTCAGACAACAAAAGCTGACATTCAGATCGGTTCTCTTTGGCTCACTCCGCTCAATAATCTCGACAACGTAGTCACTTGGGGAGCTGACAACTGGGGCAATCTCAATTCAGACGATGCAATAGCCAACTGCATCGACTTCTGTCTCAGAGGAACAATTCACTTCTCTCGTGGTAAATATAAGATCACAAAACCGATTGAAACATACGCTGACACGCACAGCTTTGTAGACTTCGATGGAAACATGGCGGAGATATTCTACGACTACAACACAGAGCGAGGTCGTGGAGAGTGCTTGTTCAAAATCGGTGTGAAAGACTATGGCAACAACGGACATGAAACAACAGGACATGTCCAGTTTCGTCATAGCTACATGAAAAACTTCAAACTGAACGCTGATCACTGCAACTGGATCATGAAGATTCCATACGGAAACATCAATATCACAGATTGCAAGATGTACAGCGATCAGAACGGAATTCAGATCGGGCAAGACTATCACGCAAAACCCGAAATGAACACATACACTTCGGGCATGACTGTCACTGCGGGCGAGTTCTATCACTATCAAGCATGGGTCGGAATCGCTCTCAGAAGCGGAACATGCACAGGAAACTTCACTGATCTGTTCACTGGTTCAAATCCGTGGTTCAAGACGTATGACATCGGAAGCGGTGACGTGAGAATTGAGAACTGCAATATCAGCGGATTCGACAATCACGTCAATGACACTCACGGAATCGAGATGAACATGCACGACAACGAGTTCTTCAATAACCGCATCAACGGTTTCGCTCACACCTTCCATCTGAACGGTGGCGGTGCATGGATTCGTGGTGTGCATGACTTGAAGTATTGGTATGGAGACAGTGCAAGCACACACAACGCAGACACTCCGAACTATGTGCAGGGAAACACATCACTGCCATATGACGGATTCCCGAATCACAGCAACACCATGTTTGCGTATATCGGGGAAGATTCCGTTGACAACGTGATTGATGATTGCTACTCAGACGGAAACAAGTTCTTCGTTGTGGCTTATGAGGATTGGCACAACACCGATCCCTGCAAATTCAAGCTGGTCAACTCCCACTACTTCCAGTATCAGCCGTATGTCGCACACTGTGCGATCTACATTCAGTCGGTTGCCACCAACTTCTCGCTGATCAACAACACATTCATCTTCAGCGGTTACGACAAGAACAGCTCTCAGAGCTACACCGTGCCGTATACCACAAATCCCGATGATGTGAACAACGAGAAGAAACGCGAGACCAATTACTGTATCTATTTCGAAGGACAAGCACCGTATATCGACAGTTCCGAAAAGATGCATCAGCTGGAGTTCCTTGATAACCGACACGTGATCATCGAGGGGAACCAAGTGTGCTACCCCGAAAACCTGCGGTCATGTGACCCCATCTTCTGTGATTACAAGATGTCGTACTGGCAGAATCAGTGTCAGAAGGACACATGGTATCTGATCGGCTTCCTGCCCGTCACAGGCGACATTCCGTCACGGGTCAGCATTGACATCAGCGGAAACGTGGTCGATGCCACCCTGTGCGCTTATCACGATGATACGGACACATCCACTGAACCCGTTGGAGCGGTCGTGATCGATTCCAAGGGCAAGTTCACGGACGTGAAATTCGGCTATGGCAGACCTTACAAATATCCCGATGTAACATACTACCCGATCTTCATTAAGTACACTGGAAGCGACACGGACATGTATGCGAGCATGTCTCTGCGAGTAAAGCCGATTGATCTCGGACTTCATGCGCCAAATGCGGCTCCGGTGTATGACAGCGATTCAAACTGGTACGGATTTGTCACTGGCTATCTGTTCAAGACGATCTCTGCTTCTGTCATGAGAAACGCTTCGGTCACAGAAGTGACAGCAGTTGGAACAAAGATCATCAACGGTGAAACAAGTGGCGGTGCTTCTTACGTTACCACCACAAACGGAACAGACGCTTCTCCCGAAGAGATTTGGGGACAGAAGCTGTTTTACACAGCTCCACGTCAAGGCTCTGTTGCGATTTGGGATGCAGTGAGCGGATACAATCAGTATGCGTCAGTGAACAATGAAATGATGCATGACTACAAGTATGCGATCACAACGTGCAACTATCCGACTAACGGAGCGCATTATGGCGAGACTGGTCTTTGCGTCTCGTACTCTGGCGGTAACTATTGGGAGTGGGTGTCTGCTGTTCCCAGTAGTGGCGGTAACGGCTTGCCGATCTATCAGTCTGCAACATTGAACAACGTGGATTCGTTCATTGTGAATGAGCAGATCGTTTGGTGTAAAGTCAGCTCCGATGTCACTGGAAATGACGGTATGGTTGTTACAATTCCGTGGTCTTCCAACTATGCGCATCAGATTTACATCGATGACAACAGCACAACGATCAAGCATCGCTACTATTCAAGCGGTACGTGGTCATCTTGGACTGATCTCGGTGGCGGTTCTGGCAGTTGGAGCAGTGACACTTCCCTCGGAACAAACTGCGGTCTTGAGTTCAAGTATCGAGTCAACACAGCGGCGAAGCTTGTCGAGATCACAATTGACGGAACAATCAACAGCTCTGTGTCTTCAAGCGGAACGTTTTGGAGCAACACAATTCCGTCTGCGTATTTGCCCGCTGGAAATGTTCTGCACATGCTTGGAGCAGTCAACAGCGGAAACGAGTATCTGCGATGGGGAATCTATCCGGGAACAAGCAACAGTCCGTTCTTGATCCAGTCTCGAAGCTCAACGTCTACTGGCGAGTATATCTGCGCAAAGTGGGTATATGGTTACGGCTGATAAGAGGTGAATTATGTCAGTACCTATTTATGAGAAAATAGCGAGTAATCGCAATTATGGAGCATGGCGAAACACGAATGTGATCAAATACATCGTCATGCATTACACAGCGAATGATGGTGACACTGACACCGCAAACGCGAATTACTTTCAGAACAACATCGTTAAAGCATCTGCACACTATTTCGTGGATGACAACTCTATCACCCGAAGTGTGCCGGACAACTATGTGGCGTGGTCTGTCGGAGGAAGCAAGTATTCCGATTGCGCCACCACAGGCGGTGGGAAGTTCTATGGAGTATGTACCAACACGAACTCAATCAGCGTGGAGATGTGCGACAGTGTGCGGAACGGTCGCTTTGATGTCTCTGATAAGACATTGAAAAATGCCGTGTGGTTGGTTCGTCAGTTGATGCAGAAATACAACGTGCCGATCGATCGGGTGATCTGTCACTTTGATGTGAACGGCAAACGGTGTCCAAACTTCAACAACGGAGCGTGGATACTGGGAGAACGTGCGGATTTTAAGAAGTTCAAACAAATGTTGATGGAGGATGAAACAACGATGACAGAATCCCTTAAAAACGACATCAACAAGATGATCGATAACAAGCTGGCCGGATATAACTCCAAACCATCCGACTGGGCGGTAAAGGAAGGCACGATCCAAAAGGCCATTGCTGCGGGAATCACCACCGATGGTGAACGACCGCAGGGTTACACCAAACGGGAAGAATCCTTCCAAGTTGGTGTGAGGATCATCGAAAAATGCACACAGATCATTGAGGACGCATTCAAAGATGCAATCAAGGAGTGCAACGAGATGATTCAGAAAGAACTGGCGAAGATTGGAGACGATGTGAAGTGAGTGAAATCGGCAGAGGTACAACCGCATTAAACTCCTTCAAAACGTCCTGTGATCTTCGAAATGCGACCGTAATGTACATCACTTATGTGCAGGATGATCGGGTTGTATTTGAAAAGACGCTTGCCGATGTAACGGAGATCACCGAAGAAAAGGTAGTTGTCCAGCTGACACAGGAGGACACATTGCTTTTGAACAGTGACATGAAGGTTGAGGTTCAGATTCGTGCAGGTTTCGGCGGAGATAACGGCGCAAGGCTCATTTCCAATATCTTCAAGGCAGATGTCGGACGCATTCTGAAAGAAGGTGCGATTTAAATGGATACGGAGTTCAATCTATCGTTTTCAACCGACACGCAGTTCGATGCGAAAGTCGAACAGGGGGATGCGGTATTCGAAGCCGAATTCGAATCTCCACAAGAGTTTGAGATGTCGTTAGACGATGGATCAGAACTATTCGAAGCCGAACTGCAACCTAACGAGCAAGAATTTCTTGCGGAATTTGGCAACGAAAAGGAATTGGTCAACACCGCCCCTGTCACCTCCGTAAACGGCATGGTCGGTGATGTGCTGATTCCTGTTCCCGAAATGGTCTCCGAACTGGACAATGACCTCGGCTTTATAACCGACACAGGGATGGAATCGTTGTCGAATATGGAAATTGAATCACTACTGACATAGGAGTTTGAAAATGGCAGACAAAAAGAAATATGTGGACGGGAACGGTCTGTTGTACTTTTGGCAGAAGATCAAGATGACCTTTGCTCAGAAGGCAACAACGCTGTCGGGGTACGGAATCACAGATGCCATGACCTCTGAAGAGGTAAACAACGCGATTAACACGGCACTGGGAAACATCACAGGGGTCGAGTTTCAGATCGTGAAGGCACTTCCGCAGAACGGCGCAGCAGGGGTGATCTACCTCCTTGATAACGGCGGATCGGAAGCACAGAACATCTATGATGAATACATTTATGCAAACGGTGGATTCGAAAAGATCGGTACAACGGCGGTCGATTTGTCGGGATACGTTCAGACGGCAGACCTCGAACCCGTAACCAACACGGAAATTGACACGATAACCGCATCCTAAAAGGGGGTGCGTAATGAAGTATCTCAATTATGCGGGTTTGGTGTACCTTTGGGGAAAAATCAAAGATGCACTGGACTTGAAATACGACACAAGTGGTGGCGAAATAACGGGCGATGTCAAAGTTGACGGAACCTTCACCCTCGACATTGAGGATGAAGACTACGATTCCGGCATCACGTTCAACAAACGGCTTGATGACAACCTCGGAACTGTACTTGAACTGAATGGATATGCCAACGGGGAATCGGCCACGAACTACAGGCCAGTCATTCGGAACGTTGCAGAACCTCATTCCAGTTATGACGTTGCAAATAAGAAGTATGTGGATGATCATGTAGCCGTTCCGAACTATCATCTTGTGTTTCTGAATGCTGACGGAACTGTGGACACTCACGCATCCACGTTGGTTTACAGCACGATCATGGCGAATCTGTCGAATCCAATGAAGGCGGATTATCTTGATGTGTTTTGGGGAGACAGCCGATTCTATTGCAAGGCAATCGAGACAACGGATGTCAATAACGGTGATATTAAATTCATCGGAGAGGTCGAGTACCAAGGCTTGCAACGTTACATGGTATTCACCCTAAATCCAAGTAGTGTGCTTGCAACCACTCACATTGTGACGTTTGAGGGCATCCACAACAAGACAAATGACATTGTAGGGAACAGCACAAGCGCAGATAAATATCCGTCAACCAAGGCGGTTTTTGATCAATTCCAAAGAAAACCTGTGGTCGTGTGGGAAGTGACCGACACATCACAAGGTTTGAAGGCATTGCAGACCAACATCGATGCGTCTATGAACTGGCAACTGACAGGACTGGATTTGACACCGTTCAAGCGGATCAAAATCTATTCCTGCGGTGGACAGGGTTCCACCAATGCCGGAACTACTGGTGCAATGGTATTGGAAATGTCTCTCGATCCACGGATGGCAATCACTTCAAAGGGCGGTCACTATGTAGGGTCTGTTTTATCTCAGAAACCGAACGATGCCAACCGTTATGCATCATTGACTTGTGCAGTATCAGCAGACAAGACCTCGTTTGCCGTCCTAAGACAGACAAGTCTTTACGGAACCGCAGCAACAACCAACAATGACATCGGCGCAAATGTTGTGCTGATTGAGGGTTACTATGATTAAGCAAGGAGACAGACAATGACAAGACCTCAAGCGACCATTGTCCGCACCATTATGTTGGTGCTGACCATCATCAATGACATTCTGATTTTTAGAGGGAAATCACCGATCAATATCGATGAATCCACTGTGTATCAGATTGTCTCGATCTTGGCGACCATCATTGTCCCTGTGTGGACTTGGTGGAAAAACAACTCCGTTACCAAACACGCACGGAAAGCGGATGAATATTTAGATAAACTGAAAGCTGGTGGAGCGGAATGAACACTTTAAGCATCGTTTCCGTTGTGATCGGAATCCTTGGTGTCGTTTATGGCATATATCAAGGAGTCCACAACAACGGAAGTCATGACGGTTCACTGGTATCAGATGTCGGATACATCAAAGGCGGTGTTGATGACATCAAACGAAAACAGGAAAAGCAGGACGAACAGCATCTTCTTGTTGTAGAAAGACTTGCTTCTGTCGAATCTTCTGCAAAGCAGGCACATCACCGTATTGACTCACTGGAAGAAAAGTTGTGAGGTGAATAGATGGAATTTCTAAGACAGGAAATCACTCTCGATGTCGTTCCATCCAAACAGAAACCCGTTGTACACGCAGATCAGTTCGATCATCTCGGCAGGGTGATTCGGTTAAACCTCGTCCAAGACGGGAAACCGTACACCTTGCCGGATGCGGTATCTTGTCAGATCAGCGGGATCAAACCGTCATCGACTGTGTTTGATTACGATGGTCGAGAGTTAGACCGCAATATTTGCACAAAGGGAATCACGTATGTCGAATTTCCCATTCAAGAACAGATGGTCACTGTTGCAGGTACAGTTCTTTGCGGTCTCACTATATGGTGGGAAGAGACACGGATCGGAACGCTGAACTTCATCATCGATGTTCAGCAAGGTTCTCTCACTCCCGATGGCATTGCCGATGCATCCGACTTCGGAAGCATCCTAAACGACTATGTGGAAGAGTGGTTGGAAGCAAACCGCACCGACATTGAGGAATACGTTACACGGGCAGAGACCGCAGCGCAGTCGGCTGAAACCTCGAACGAAGAAGCGAAAACTGCGGCAGAAAGCGCATCCCGCTCCGCTGAATCGGCTGGTCGCTCTGCGGGGTCGGCAAGTCAATCCGCAAGCTCCGCAAGTTCCTCTGCCTCAAGTGCAAGTCAGTCGGCATCGGCGGCAAGTCAGTCAGCTTCATCTGCGAGCGCATCCGCTCAGTCTGCTCATTCCTCGATGGAATCCGCAAAGGAATCTGAGGCAAACGCGAAAGATTCGGAAACGAAGGCGGAAGATGCGGCGGATCGTGCAGAACAATCAGCGGGGATTTCGGGGTTCATGTTTGTGGACATCAACGAAGTCGGTCATTTGATTTACAAAAAGACCGCACAAGTGGACGCTGATTTTCACGTTGAGCGTTCAGTCGGTCATTTGATTTTGGAGGCATTATGATAACAAAAGATTTAGGCATTGTAACTGCCTACGGATATGCCATTTCTAAAGGCTACACAGGCACGGAGGAAGAGTTTGCCGAACTGATGGCAAGTTATGCCACCGTGGCCGAACAGGCCGCACAGAGCGCACAGACGGCCACAGAGAAGGCAGAAGCGGCGGCGCAAGCGGTTCTCGAAGCGGTGTCAGCAAAAGATGGCGCAGTGCAAGCCCAAAGCGATGCTGAGAGAGCGAGAGATTCTGCGGCGGGTTCTGCGTCTGCGGCAAGTCAGTCAGCTTCATCTGCGAGTGGTTCTGCATCAAGCGCAAGCCAGTCGGCGGGTGCGGCGCAATCGTCTGCCGAATCTGCGGCGGGTTCTGCAAATTCTGCAAGCCAAAGTGCGACAGATGCCAACACAGCAAAAACTGATGCGCAGACCGCAAAGGCGGATGCTGAAACTGCACAGGGAAAAGCGGAGGAAGCACAGGCAAAAGCCGAGGAATCCGCCAATGAAGCATCACTTACAGTCATGGGAGTAAAGAAAGACATTTCCATTTTGAAACAGTTCCACATGTCGGAATTAACTCCGGCACTAGTAAAACAGATTGTTCAGAATGGAAATGCAAGAGATTGGTTCCCAATCGGATACCAAATCGCAGAAGATTGGTATAGAGATGCATCAACCAAATACATCTCAATTTGGGATGTAGTGCATCACTATGACAATAATGATATGGCACTGTGCTGGCACTATGCGACTCCCGATGGCATCCAGTTTGATGCACCCGAAGCGATTTATTACTTTGATGGAACAGAAACGGCTGGCGATTATTACATCCCAGTAGGTAGCGCATATGGAGCCGGATGGACAGTTGGACTGAATATTCAGATTACCTTGACATCTGCACCGTCCGCCGGAGATCAGCTGTTCATTGACTGCGCAACAAACTATGCTAATGATCCGACAGCCGGAAGAGCATGGAGAGTATATGAAGCAGGAACCAATACCGTAAAACAGAGTGGAACAACGTCCAATGGAACAAGCGGAACGAACCTTGGCACCATTGGTAATGTGAATGCACACAGACCGAATGGTAGATTGAATGCTATCAGTCGTGTGGTATATGGCTATGGCAGATGGAGTCAGTCTGCTATCAGACAGTATCTAAACAGCGCAGAGGCGGCTGGAGCATGGTGGACTATGCAGAATCCGTGGGACAGACCACCATCTCAGCTTGCATCTTTGCGTGGATTCCTTGCTGGCTATTCCGAAGAGTTCCTTGATATTATCGAGGCGGTGGATGTGGTGACGGCACTGAACACACAAGAGGGATTCAGCGAGACAACGGAAACCACACAGGACAGAATATTCTTGCCGTCACTGCAAGAGTGGTACATTGCTACACAGCTTGCCAATGTAGAGGGCGAGGACTGGGATTATAACAAACAACTTGCAGAAGAGGATGGCAGAACTGGACGTTTCCCGACTGGTACGGCTATCGATATTCTGAAACGCTACAACATTGCATCACAGTCTTCCTCTGTTAATGTGTGGTTGCGTTCAGCTAGTCGCAACAGTGCCTCCTATGCGTGGTATGTGAACCCCAGTGGCTACGTCTACACCTACGCCGCGTACAACACGCTTAGAGGCTGTCCCGCCTGTATAATTAAAGCGGCAGCGTAATCTTATTAATCCCATGCGCACACCTGCGCATGGGTGAAAGGAAATACTTCTATGGGTCAATCCAATCAGCATGAGCCTAACCGTTTTACTCCTGTTGTGAAAGCAATGGAGTTGGTTGATCATGTGCTTACCATCACGGATAACATCAATAAGTTTCCAGACTATACCACCAAAGAGAAAAAGAACGAGGATGGAACGGTCACATTGGTATTGGTGCAAAGGCAAGATGGATTGGTGAACTGGGCGAGAGAACAGGCAATGCAAATTTACCTATTGGCATTCACGGCCAAGGTTTAATGACCAAAGAGAAGTTCTATGAATGCTACACATCATGGAAAGCACATGCCATGCTTGGCAATTCCTATTTGCTATTGCAACGCATGGATCAATTTGTAAAAGAACTTATGGAGGAAATAGCATGAAAATTATTCCGCTGATTGGTTCCATCCTTGAACGTCACAAAACCGATAACGCAAGGGAAGTGGCAGAGGGTGTGAAAGCCGTGACTGACTACAACATCATGATGGGAAACCTTGAAGACCCGTCAGAGGGCGATGAAATGGAGGAATTTGAAGATGAATGAGCATTCCCCGAAATTTGAACTGGTAAAAAACTACTATAACAAAGGCCAGTGGAAACTGAAAGCGGTTCGCAATGCCGTTATCAAGTACTGGATCACCGCAGAGGAATTTGAAGAAATCACAGGTGAGGTCTACGCAGTGACAAGAGACTAGACACGATACCAGAATTATTTTGATTAACGGGAATATTCATGGTATCATTAAGAAAAGATTCTTTCCCAGAATCGTTTTGTATATCCCTTGCCAATGCGTCATCATTGGCAGGGGACTTTCTTTTGTCAACCATATTGGCAACCCTCCAGACTTTCCCCATTTAATTGTTCTTGGAACAGTGCCATTGAAGAAAGCATATGTGATTGATTCCGATGAAATCAAAGAGATTCTTGCAGAGAAATTCAACGTTCCCGTTAAGAATGTCATCAAGTCGCAGTATAGTTATACGGTGATACTGGAAGATGACGAGTAAACCGCACTTTAAATCAGTACGGATTTGCGGTATAATATAAGCACAAAGGTTTGTCGGTTTCCTCTATATGGAAAAATCGACTGGGGCTTGCATTGAGTAAGCGAATAATCGGTGGTGGAATAGGTAGACACGGACTGACATAGGCATTTAGCCGTGTGCATCGGTACTGCTGACAGAAAGCACACATGGTGAAACTTGTGTTACCATGCAAGGTGCAAATCCTTGCCCGATTGGAAATGAAATAATACAACGTCTATTGGTGTTTCACAGAGGAAGCAAAAGAAGCGTCAAGCTGGTATGCAGACGAGAGAATCCAAAGCGAGGATGTTTTGTGGAATCGACCTTTAACCAACTGACTAAACTCTAATTTAATTCTAATTAACTTAGAGTTCTTAGAGATAATTCTAATTTAAAAAAATGCCGCTTTTTTTAAATTAAAACTTTAATCTTGCTTTAATAAACCCATCAGTTTAACTTACAAGTTGACTGGTGGGTTTATTTTTTTGCCTGTTAACTTGCATGTGAAGAGGAAGAGTATAGCGGCAACATGATGGGTGGCCGCAGTTACGGTTATCGTGGTCGCAGTTACGCCAGACGTAGCCGGGACATGCGTGGCCGTTATTCCGGCACAGATTACCCGGATGGGATGATGGACAACAATATGCGTTGAGGGTTCATCTAGGGGTTCATTTTTAAACAAACCTATGCAACCCTGTAAACATGGGAAATGCCAAAATAGTTTTGTATATCAAGGTTTTGGGCATACCTGTGTAAACATATGAAACCCTTTGTTATAGCTCATCACAGGGACAGAAAATCGACAGTTTCAACTATCGACTTTTTGTCCCCAAACTATCGACTTTTTGTCCCCAAACTATCGACTTTTTGTCCCGGGGCAATCCCGGAAACCCGCATAAATAAAGGCTTTTCGGGCAGTCTGATCCCGCACCAGACAAATAGCCTAAATTCCCTTGTAAATCAAGGGGTTTAGGCTTTTTCTTTTTGCCCAAGGGTTCACTTAGGGGTTCAACTTGCATCTAACTTGCATCTAACTTGCATCTAACTTGCTTCCAGATGCAAATTAACTCTAATTTAATTAGAGTTCTTAGAGATTCTCTTAGAGTTATTTTTCATGTAAGATTTTTACATGATCCATTTCTTCATTCTCTTTTTCTCTCATTTTGCTGGTAACGTGGAAATAGATTTCACGGGTTATCTTATGGCAGATTTTTGAACGCCCAGCTTTTCACCTAGTACATCCTGTGACCAGCCACGGGCTTTCCTTAATTCTTTTATCTTTTCTCCAATTCCCATTTCCTTTAATTTCCTTTTCTTGTGGTAACAAAATATTACAATAAAAATTCATATATTTCAATAAAAATTTCTTGATTGGACACAAAATACATGGTATTATAAAAATGTCCTAAATGGACACAAACCAAAAAGGAGGTGCAACAGTGACTAATACCCCAATGCTAAAGGGCGTTATAGTTTCACATGGGGAAACGCAAACACAGCTTGCGGAAATCCTTAATATGAATCCTACAACGCTGAATCAGAAGGTAAATGGAAGGGCTAGATTCTACGATGATGAAATGCTGGCCATTAAGAACCATTACAATCTGACCGCAGAGGATTTCTGCAATATTTTTTTTGCGTAAAAGTTTCCTAAATGGACACATTAGATGTACTGAACCTTCCGAAGAAGGACGTGTACACCTATTTCCCGCCCAGTGAAGGAAAGGAGTTGAGAGCATGTTGACAGCACTTCGGGCATCAACGATTTTCATGTTCCTGTTTCCGATAGTTTTTCAGCCCGCATTACCGAGACCGATCATCATCATTCTGTTTCTGATCGATTTCGTCCTGCTGGCGAAGACGGCGGAAGAGGAAGAACGAAAGGAGCGAAGAGAGAGTGGCGATGGACAAATTCGTGATGGAAGAGTCTCGGAGATGCCGATCCATCATCGTTCATACGTTTGCACAAAATCCAAACGGCATGACCCCAACGCAAGTTTCTCGGTCAACTGGCATTCCGCTGAATAGATGTCGGAACTATCTGCGTCAGATCGTGGGATGCAATACGAACGTAGAATCTCGGTCACACAAGCTGCCGAACGGAAGAAAGGAGAGCATTTACAAAATAAAAAATGTCTGACCGCACTGCCATGCGATCAGACGTGTAGAAATCAACGGATATATATGTGCTCTACATGCACATATTACCACAGAACAAAGCGAGGTCAAGAGTTTATGTTGCGTGGTGAACCTTATAGAGAAGAGTACAACCGCCCCGACTTGAAGAAGTATTGCGAGTGGCGGGATAACCAAAAGCCGGACGAAGACGGATACACCTACACCATCTGTACAAAAGAGATCGAGTTGGAAATCCTCGCGGAACGGCGGAGAAGGAGAATTGCCAATGGCAAATGAGATGTTTCGGCTGCTGAAGGCCGATGAAATAGAGTGCCGAGTGGCGCAAGCATTAGAGAACGGAGTTTCTATCCTTCTGTACAAAGATGCCCGTGTCGATCAGAACATTCTCGATGAGACGGTCGGCGCGTACAACTGGCAGAGAAGGCATTCCCGTGACAACGCGAACTGCGAGGTCGGCATTTGGGACAAAGAGAAGCAACAGTGGATTTGGAAGGAAGACACGGGAACGGAGTCCCAGTCCGAAGCGCAGAAGGGTTTGGCTTCCGACAGCTTCAAACGGGCATGTTTCAACTGGGGAATCGGTCGCGAGTTGTATTCCGCCCCGTTCATTTGGGTCGATTCCAACAACTGCAAGATCATTCCCGCCGGAAACGGGAAGTTCAAATGCAAGGATCGTTTTTCCTGCAAGAGCATATCCTACAACGACAACCGCGAAATTGACGGCCTAGTGATCGTTTGCAACTACAAGGATGTGTTTACATGGGGGAAATACAAAAACGCTTCTGCGGGCAAAAAACAGGCCACAACGCGGAAACCAACGACAGCCGAAAAGACAATGATCACACAAATGCAGCTGAAAGACGTTCATGCGAAGCTGATTGAAATGGGATCGTCCGAAGACGGGCTGTGTCGGTATTACGACCTGTATGAGGTCGAACAGATGAACGTGGATCAGTACGCTGATTTCTGCGCAAGGTATGAGAAATGGAGGAATGAACACACATGATTGATTTTATCGCGAAGGAAGGCCGTCTGTGCGCCGATCCGAAGGAGGCGCGAACATCGGGAGGATCACTTACAGTCAGCGGTCGGATCGCCTGTCAGAGACCGTATAAGAGCAAGACCACGGGCGACTATGAGACCGACTTCATCGGATACGTGATCTACGGAGACCGTGGCATGTACTTCAAGAAGGCATTCCGCAAGGGAAACAAAGCCGTGATTCAAGGTCGGCTGGAAATCCGTTCCTTCAAGGACAAGGACGGAAACAACCGCGAGGTTGCCGAAATCGTGGTGTCTGACTGGTCATTTCCCGAGACAAAGAAGGAAAATCAGATTCGCACCAACGCAGAGATGGAGGATCGGTACAACGGCGAAACCATCGACACAGACCTCGGCGCAGCGTTCCAAGAGTTGAGCAACGATGGCGACCTTCCGTTTTAAGGAGTGATTATATGGCAAGCAAAAGCCGAAAAAAACGGCAAGAGGTATTTTCGATTACTGATGGCCGATGCTATTACTGCGGCGAATTCTTAGACTTTGAGAGTTTCCATATGGATCACGTCAAGCCAAAATCCGCAGGCGGAAAAGTTTCGTGGAATCTTGTCCCATCGTGTGTCGATTGCAATTTGTCCAAGGGAAACTTAAGTATCGAGGAGTTCCGCGAGAAATTATACGGAATGGCAACGAATACGCATATAGGCCGAATGATGGCAAAATACAACAGCGTCAAACCGATGGGAATTCATTTTTATTTCGAAAGGTCTGATTCAGATGGCACTTTATAGAACAGTTTCAATGTCATTTTGGACAGACAGCAAAATTATGGATGACTTTACACCCGAAGACAAATATTTCTATTTGTACCTCTTCACGAATCCTCACACCAATTTGTGCGGATGCTATGAGATCAGCGTGAAACAGGCCGTCAGTGAAACTGGATACAGTCGGGAAACAATAGAAAACCTCATTGAACGTTTTCAGAACGTACACAACGTTATCCGTTATTCGCCGGAGACAAAGGAGATATTGTTGCTCAACTGGCACAAATACAACTGGACGGCATCAGAGAAATTTAGAAAGCCGTTACGAAAGGAACTGGATCACATCAAATACAAATCCTTCTATGAATATCTCATAGGTATTTTTGACGGATACGGTATCGATACAACTTATGTCGATACAACTTATATCGATACAACTAATACTAATACTAATACTAATACTAATACTAATACTGATGCTGATGCTGATGCTGATGGGGAGGTGATGCCGTTTTGACAAGAGAAGATTGCATCGACCTTTTGCACTACTGCAAGGGCAAATGGCCGGAACATTATGCAGACAAGAGCCGAGAAGATCACTTCGCCATTATTGAAGAGTGGAGTGAACTGTTTGCAGACCTTCCGAGAAAACGGGTCATGACAGCTCTGTATACGCTCTCCAAGATGCCAACGCATCCGTCCTATAACGAGATCGTGTCAAGGGTTGATGAACTCAGCTTGAAGGGAACGATCGACTGGAAGCGTTTAAAACAATCATACATCACATGCGGTTTCGACTGGCCGGATCGGCTGGAAGCGAAGTTGCAGGAAGCTGAAAAACTGAAAGGAGCATAACTATGGATGAAAATATCAGAACGATAGAGGTCAACGGCGTGAAGATGGAGGTCGATATGCGCTATGCGAAGCGCATCGATACCTTCAAGGTTGGCGACACCGTCAAGGTTTTGGACAAACGGAACGGAAAGAATGAAATGCGCAGCGGAGTGATCACCGACTTTGCTAACTTCAAAGACCTTCCGACCATGATGGTTGCGGTGTACCGTCGTCCCGAATATTCGTGGAACGCACCGTCCATTGAATTCATTCCGTACAACTCGGATACGCAGGACATCGAGATTGTCGGTGTCAGCAATGAGGAACTGCAAGTCACGCACGGAAGTGTGGTAGAGATGTTTGACATGGAGATTCAGAAGAAGTATGCCGAACTGCTTGATTTGCAGGCAAAGCGAGACACATTCGTTAAATACTTCGTACCGAATTATGACGAAGACCGTTTCAAGGAGTTCACCGATGGTTTTGGCATTAAATATTCCGATAACGCCACCGAACTGGAATGAGTACATCGATATGGAGCGGAGCAATAAATACGCCGCTTCTACCATCAAAGGGCAAGAGAAGGACTACATGTATTTCTTTTGCCGAGGGAAGAAATGGACAGGTACTTATCCCGTAGAGATTGCCTTCGTGGCGCACTTCAAAGACCACAGGAAGGATGTGGACAACACGCGAATCAAAGGAATCCTTGATGGCATGGTTGCCCATGGAGTCATTAAGAATGACAACTTGAACTGTGTTCGGAAGGTGATCACCGATTCGGTGATCGATGGAAAAGATGGAATTGATGTGTACATCACGGAATACAAGGAGGTTTCGTATGAACCATGAAGAACTGATGGTACTCCCGCAGCCGATGCAGATCGTGAGGTATTTGGAAGACCACAAGGGCATCACTCAGATGGAAGCGTACAAAATAGGCATCACCCGTCTTCCGGCGCGGATGTCTGACCTGCGTGAGTTGGGATACAACGTCACGTACATATGGGAAGAGCATGAGAACCGTTACGGCCAGCGAAGCCGATATAAGCGGTACTTCTTAGGAAAGACCGCATGATGACGGATACATGCGAGAGGATCAAAAAGATGGGAAAACAAGAAAAGAATCCATATCCAACAATCAATATGTGCCCATGCATCTGCGGTGGGCATCCGCGAATCGAATCATCGGTTTCGATACACGGCTATATTCAGCACCGAGGACGGTGCAATAAATGCGACCGCCACACAAAGTGGTTCAAGGATGAAATCACGGACGCTGCGGATGCGTGGAATCTTATGAATAAGTAAAGGAGAACCAATATGAAAAATAAGAAACTCATATTCAGATGGATTGGAGTGATCACTCTTCTGATCCTCGCAATTGTACTGGCAGGAACAGTGACCGCCCGTGCCGTTTATCAGACCAACGATGATGGGGTCTGTTGGTACTGGATGAACAAGGCGCACGAAGGTGCTGAGATCACACGCGGTCTCGGCGGTGACAACGAAGCTGTGTTGGCCTACTTCGGCAAACAGTGGACGGAATGGAACGACCTTCGGAAAGAAATCGTTCAGCAGAAGCAGGAGGAAGCCAAACGGAAGGAACAGGAAGAACACGCACAGTGGGTTTCAAGAGGAACATATCACTGCACGTTCTATGCCAACGATTCACAGGGCGCAGGGACAGGATACACGAACGTCCCGTATGAGACCATCGCCTGCAACGATCTGCCACTCGGAACGAAGGTTTACATTGACGGCATCGGATACCGCACAGTGACCGACCGTGGCGCAAGCACTGGGTCATGGTCATGGCACAACTCGCACTGGTGTGACGTATATGTTGGGAGCAATTCGGAAGCATACGCCCGTGGCAATGAATGGCATGAACTGTGGGTCGTTCCATCATGAGTGAAGGCCAGTTGAATGTATTAATCGCCTGTGAGGAATCGCAGGCGGTTTGCAAAGAATTTCGCGCATTAGGTCACAGAGCGTTTTCCTGTGATGTGCAAGAGTGTTCCGGCGGACATCCCGAATGGCACATTCAAGGCGATGTCTTGCCCCTTCTGAATGGCGACTGTTCTTTTCAGACCTCCGACACACACACACACACAGTGCGGCGCGTGGGATTTGATCATAGCGCATCCACCCTGCACGTATCTGACGAACTGCGCCACCCGTGCGCATAGTTTGCGGATGACACCAATGGAGAAAATCAACGACAGAACCTTGCTTCGAATCGAAGCTATGGACTTCTTCATGAGGTTCGTGATGGCAGACTGCAAGCACATTGCGATTGAAAATCCTGTTGGTGTTATGAATACGTGCTACCGAAAACCCGATCAGACGATTCACCCGTATATGTTCGCTGCGGGAAAAGATGACACGGACAATTATGTCACAAAAGCCACGTGTCTGTGGTTGGAAGGAATACCGCCACTTGAAACGAACGACCTTCCAAAGCCAAACAATGCGGAGATATACGGACTGCGACCGAATGGCCGTGCCTACACATGGGAAGAGAAACTGTGTCGTGCTGGAGGTGCATCAAAGGCACGATCCAAGACGTTCGGCGGTGTGGCAAAGGCCATGGCGGAACAGTGGAGTGATTTTATTCTGAACGGAGACCCTCAGATGACATTGTTTTGAAGGAGAAAAACTATGGAAGAAAAAGTAATCGAAGGCATTACCGCCATTGGTAACATCAACATCGATCTGACACGGATGTTTGATGCGAAGAGTGGAGAAGAGATGCGGAACTGGTACTGCGAAACGTTGGATGACCTGTGGAGGTTGTTTAACGCGGTGAACAGTCGCCTGCTGGACGAAGGGAAGGGATGATCATGAAGAAGATTTCGATTCAAATTCCCGATGGAACAAGTTGCGCAACGTTCTCTTATGTGTTTCTCGATGCGGACGGACACAAAATTGGGTGCACAGTTTTCACATCAAAAGATTTGTTTGACGGAGCGTGTCTCAGTGTGCCCGACAAAGACATATATGATGAGGAGAAATGACATGGGAACAAATTACTATGCAGTTAGAAACAGACCGTCTGTTGAAGAGCCGATTCACATCGGGAAGTCATCTTGGGGATGGAAGTTTCTATTTCACGAATATGAGGATACGTGGCATGAACCACCAATAGTGTGGCACACATTCAATCAGATCAAAGCATGGCTTGAAGAGCATGTCGAGCAGAAGAAAGAGTATGTCATCTTAGATGAATATGATCGAAACGTTTCTCTGTCAGAGTTTTTGGACATGGTGAAACAAAAGCAAGAGAACGATAACAAAGACAATTTCAAATACGCAAAAAACGTTGACGGTTATAGATTCGTGGAAGGTGAGTTCTTATGAGACTGATTGATGCTGATGCAATTGTATATACTCACGAGGTTGCGAGAAGTCTTGAAGATGGACACAACTGGAATGAGCTTTGCGTGACACAAGACGATATTGAGTGTATGCCGACCATTGATGCCGTGGAAGTGGTGCGTAGACCAGTGGTTGGATATGAGGGATACTACGAAGTTGACCAATTCGGCAGAGTGTTCGCTGTTGATCGAGTTGTTCATGTCATCGATAACGGAAGGGAATACGACAAACCACTTAAGGGAAGACAAATGAAGCAGAGTGTTCACTCACAAGGCTATAAAACTGTTTCGCTAACCAAAGATGGCCACACAAAAACGATGTATGTTCATCGTGTTGTTGCTGAAGCATTTATACCAAATCCCAATAATTATCCATTTATAAACCACAAAGATGAGGACAAGACAAATAACTTTGTGGAGAACCTTGAATGGTGTACGAATGAATACAACGTCAATTATGGGAAAGGAAAAGAACGGAGAGCGAAAAAAATCCGTGGAAGAGCATTGTCAGAAGAGCACAAAAAGAAGATTTCTGACGGGGTGAAAAGATACCACGCTGACGGAGAAAGGAAAACCGATGGATAATATCACATTGCAGTTGAACAGCCCCATTACAGAAGATCAGTGGGATGCCATAACAGACGTGGATTTTGAAAACACAGAAGAAATCCTGTTTACGACTAAACATAAGAAAAATGTGCGGTTTGTAAAAGCACAGCAGTGGATTCCATGCTCTGAGAGATTGCCAGACCAGAACGGGAAATATCTTGTTGTTGGACGGAAGAAAGCAATAAACATTCTTAAGTTTGACGGTGGCAGATGGTACGGCAAATGGGGGGTTGTCGCCTGGATGCCAATGCCAGAACCGTACAGAGAGGAGGCTACTGATGGATGATTTAATCAGCAGATTCCGAGACTACCAAATCGAGTGGTTGACTGCTCACAATGACATTGAGTTTTGTGAGGAAGAAGAAAAGCTGGTAATCGGATTTCTAAAAGACACGGCTGAATCTTTTATGAGAGAAAATCAATCAGCACAGCAGTGGATTCCATGTGATGAGAGATTGCCTGAAATTAATCATAACGTTCTAATAAGTACGGTATATGGGCAAGTGAAGGAGGCTGATTTCATAGGATTTGATGTGGAGAGCCAGCCAAAGTGGGTATCACATGGTTGCCTTTATTGGGCAGAGGAAGTCTTGCGATGGATGCCACTGCCAGAACCGTACAAGGGGGAAGAAAATGGATGATTTAATCAGTAGACAGGCGGCAATAAGATTTATCCGAGATAAAGTGAGTCTGTCGCTGTTTATGAAAAGAAGCGTGGACAAGGCAGATAAGGCTTGCATGGAATTATGCGATATGCTCGACAAAGAATTGCCATCCGCACAGCAGTGGATTCCTCCGAGACGATGTATAGATTGTGAGAATTTTAATAAAACTCAGTTGTTAGTACCGCAGGCGCAACAACAGAAAAAAGGGCATTGGATTAAATCGCATGGGAAAGAGTTCAGGTGTTCCGAGTGTAAACATGTAAGCGAATATCGATATTATTACTGCCATAACTGCGGTGAGGACATGAGAGGTGATACCGATGGATGAACTGATTTATAAGCAGGATGTGATCAGCGCAATAATGCACGATTGGGATGGATTGGTTGTGAGTTTGCCCACATTGATTAAAAGCATTCCATCCGCAAAACAGTGGATTTCGTGCGAAAAGAAACTGCCGGAAGTGGAACAGCCCGTTCGCATATCCGTTCATGGTCGTGTGTTCGATGCCGTATATGAGGGATTAAGTTCTGATCAAGTGCCAGTGTGGGTGAGCCATGGATGCGTTTATTGGGCAGATGAAGTGTCGAGATGGATGCCAATGCCCGAACAGACCAAGGAGGGAGAAAATGGCTGACAAATTATTGCCCTGCCGGAACTGCAAGCGGAACAAGCACTATGCCAAGGTGTTCATTGGCGGGGATCGGATGATCTACCGATGCCCGTGCGGTTATGAGACGGAACCATATCACACCGAGAAGCAGTGCCGAGACCAGTGGAACGAAGATTCAAAAGAAAAGTGGGGTGATCCCGATAGCGGAGCCAAAAAACCGATTCACTGAACAGCCATTCTCTGAGTGGCTGGAAGAACAAATCACAGAATTGTTCGATTTCGAACCCCAGTCCATCGTGCTGGCCTGCATCACAGAGGAAGGCACAGTCGCAACATCCAACTGGAACTGTGACAATTTCGACCTTTGGAAGATCATCGGAGGATTGCATGAGGACATCATGAATCTATACATGGAAGGACGTGAGGAAGACGAAGAATGAAGAGCAACCGTTCAAGTACCCAGTGAGCGTGGATCACGCCGCGGAGATCATCGGGAGGAAGGAATCACCCGCATCACTTCTGTCACTACTGGCCGAGGAATGCAGTGAGTGCGCCCATGCCGCGCTGAAGTTGGCGCGGATCATCCGACAGGAATCCCCGACACCCGAATCGGAAGAAGTGGCATTCGACCATCTTGTGGAAGAAATCACGGACGTACAGAATGTCATGCTCATACTGCAAGAGTACACCACGACATTAAGTGTCAAGGCAGACTTCTCAATATCATATTTCAAACTCAACCGATGGGTCGAGAGAATCAATGAAAGGGAAAAGGAAAATGCATAAAAAACCGACTGAATACGCATCAGATGCCCGCACAGTGAGCGCATACAACAAAGGGTATGAAGAGGGATACTATGGGCGAAACGATGTCACAGAAGCCAATTTCGCGTCCCTCGCAGAAGGACAGGCCTTTGCCATTGGCAAGGAAACAGGAAGAAAGAAAAGAAAGGACTTTGATGAAAATGGATTCTAAACTTCTTCTCATGATAGAGATCGCAGCCGCACTGGGTGTGATGCTGATCATCGTTACCATCCTGCTGTTCCGAATAAAGGGCGAAAGAGATGGACTGATGGACTTGTGCCGGATCAAGAACCGCGATTTGGATAATTATGCACAGGCACACAAGAACGACTACATCAAGTTGGTGCGGACGGAAGAACATCTGAAGGACGCGCTGGCCGATGAAGAAGCGAACTTCCGTGTTGCCGTATGGTTGTATGACTACATATGGAGCGAGACATTCGACACCGAACACGAACTGAAGACCATGCCGCGTTCCGAACGGCTATGGAACCGCATCTGCAAGGACGTGGACAGGGGAAATTTCGAAGCCGTGTTGAAGTACCACAACAATCTGATCGATGAAGGGGGCATCTGACATGAGCGAAGAGACAAAAGAACTGACACCCGTGGAGGAATGCAAACAGTGCCAATACTTCATGACGGGCGAATGCACCGACTGTGACCACAACGGCGGTGCGGAGCATAACTACACACCGATGCCCCCCATTGCGGGAGAAGGACTCCCAGTCAAGGAGTGGAGCATCACAGACGAACTGTCCTACATCGCCGGAGCGGTGGAAATATACGCAGAGGAAACCAAAGGGTTGCATGGGGCAGAGTTCCTCCGAATCCAAATGCTTGCCAACGTCAACCTTCTTCGAACGATCTTGACGGAAGCAACCAATCTTCGCGCATCCACCAAAGAGATCATCGAAAGCATCTTACAGACCGTAAAGGGGGTTATCGAATGAGAATGATCATCGCCATTGCGTTTATCCTGTTCATCGCTTATGCCATATACCTTGAAGGATTCACCGCAGTGTGGGAGGAATACGTCAGCTTCGGAAATAAATACGAATTCCGTTGTTCCAGCTGCGGACACAAGGCAAACACTGTTTTCACCATTGAGGGATGCCATAACGTGGTACGGCTTCCGATGACCCTGCCGAGGAAATGCCCATCCTGCGGACGGAGAATGAGGAAGATCAGACGATGATATTAATCTATGATCTTGCTGTGATCTGCGCATTCATTGCGCTGGCCGTGAAGTTCGCCAAATGGTGGTTGGTATTTATAGCACTGATTTTTGTATTTTCCCCCGATTGGAGTGATGAAGAATGATGACCGCAAGGGAATATTTGCAACAGGCACGAAAAATCCATGAATCACTCTCTGTTCTGTCACAGGAGATCGAGCGGAGACGAACCATCGCTGAAAAGACCGTTGGTCAGATTCAGTCCGAACGCATCCAAACCTCCAAGACAGGGAAGGAAGGCGAAGACAATCTGATCGCAATAGCCGAGATGTCAAAACGACTGGATCGTGACCATGCGAAGCTGAACGATCTAAAGACAGAAATCGCCTTGAACATCAGTCGCTATGCGCCGGATCAAGCAGAGACCCTCTACGAATACTACATCAAGGGCATGGAACTGGAAGACATCGCAAAGGAACACGGCGAAAAGTCCCGTCAATGGGCATGGTCTCGAAAGAACGCAGGAGAACAGGCCATTGGTAGAGCCATCGTTGCAAACCCTTCCGACTTCTCCAAGATTGTCTTTCCATGCTATACCCTTCACGTTGACAAGATGTGACAGGAATTGACAACACTGTGAATCCATTTTAAGGCAAACTGTGATATAATACACGGTGATTAAGAGACGAAAGAGCAGATAACATATCTGCTCTTTTTTCTTTTGGTCATATATGGAGTTTGCTACCTCCCATAACAAATTAGGGTTGCCGTTGCATGACGGAGAGGTCGTGCGACAGGGTGGGGGTCAGCACATTCGAAGGTTGGGTGCGCTTCCTCAATAGCGCACATTTCGCATTCATAGTTCAACTGGCAGAACGGCTGATTTGTAATCAGTTGGTTGCGGGTTCGATTCCTGCTGAATGCTCCACTGTAATTCTGTGCTTATAGCATGGAACATATAAAGGCTTCGATTACTGTGCCGGAAACAGTGATCGTACATGGTTGTGTAGCTCAGTCGGCAGAGCAACGGACTGTTAATCCGTGGGTCATAGGTTCAAGTCCTATCTCAACCGCCAATGCGGGTTTTCATTACTTTTCCCCGCGCATAATTTTTCTCCTTTCTACGGGCGTGGTTTCGGTTCTGTGTGTGGTGGCCAGCCGGAGCCATGCCCTGTGAAGGCAAAACACAGAGAGGTAGCACTCATGGAAATTGTTTATAAGACATTAGGTGAATTAACACCGTATGAAAACAACCCTCGGCACAACGACAATGCGGTGGAGTATGTAAAGAACTCCATCGAACGATTTGGATTTAAAGTGCCGATGGTCATCGACAAGAACAACGTGATCGTGGCGGGACATACCAGATACAAGGCTGCGTTAGAACTGGACATGGCAAAAGTGCCGTGCGTTGTTGCCGATGATTTGACCGATGATGAAATCCGCGCATTTCGGCTGGCGGACAATAAAGTTGCTGAATTTGCGGAGTGGGATATCGAACTACGTAATGAAGAACTGGAAATGATCAGCATGGACATGGAACAGTTTGGATTTGACATGTCCGAAATCAGCATTGATGATCGGGAAGTCGAAGAAGATGACTACGACTTTTCAGAAGAAGTTGAAACGAGATGCCAACTTGGTGACTTGTGGAAACTTGGAAACCACCGACTAATCTGCGGAGATTCAACGGACGTTCTTGTTGTTGATCGGCTTATGGATGGCGTGAAGGCTGACATGGTTTTTACTGATCCACCGTATGGAATGAACCTCGACACTGATTTCAGCGGAATGCAGAACCATCTGGATTTTGCAAAAGAAAAAGGGTTTACAGGTGGCAAAAAATACGAACAGGGGAAAGTGGATGAATTTTACCCAGAAATGATTGATGCAATATTTCAAATTAATGCTGACGAAATGTTCCTCTGGGGTGCAGATTATTTTGCGGAACTGATACCAAACAAAAATAATGGTTCATGGATCGTTTGGGATAAAAGAGCAAACGGCAATGATGACATCGAAGAGGACTATTCGAGCGACAAAATGTATGGATCATGCTTCGAGTTATGTTGGAGTAAAAAGAAGCATAAAAGAGATATTGCAAGAGTGAAATGGGCAGGTGTGTTTGGCAAAGAGCAGGAGTTTGACCATAAGAGATACCATCCGACACAAAAACCGACAAATCTGGCAGGATGGTTTCTAAAAAGATATTCATCAATCGGAGAATCTGTGATTGACCTTTTTGGTGGAAGTGGATCAACACTGATTGCTTGCGAACAGCTTGACCGCAGGTGTTTCATGGTCGAACTTGATCCGCACTACTGCGATGTCATTATTACAAGATGGGAAAACTTCACAGGCGAAAAAGCGGTGAAGATAGATGGCTAAGAAATGTTACAACACATTCCTTGTGATGGATTGCAAAAACAGGTCACCGATCCTTGTAACATCGTCCGCACGTAAAGCGAATGACGCACTGAAAACTGGAACAAGGGTCGAAGTCTGGAATTGCAATCAGCTTGTTGAAAAGATATATGGAAACGAGAAGCGGATGATGAACCCATACATCTCTGCGGAAAAGGAACATCATAGAAAGAAACAACAATATGCCGAATTCCAAAACCGAAAGGTTAGGGTCGGCATATGAACGTTATGAGGTAGCAACTCAAAGGATTGATTGGAATGGCAAGGAAAAGCAACGAAAATCTAATTCCACAGGCGCATGTTCTAACAGTCGAGGAACAGTCGGCTGGCGGCAAGGCATCAGCAGAAGCGCGCAGGCGAAAAAAATTGTTCCGCGAAATACTAGAAGAACAAATGAATGGAATAGGTGGAACACTGAACGGTGTGGAAGCCACCCGAAAAGAAATAGCCACGTATAACATGGTGAAACTAATTACGTCCGGCAGAGCAAAAGACAATGATTTCATTCGTGCAATGGAATTTGTACGCGACACGATTGGAGAAAAACCGACCGAAAGAGTAGAAGTATCGAAACCAACGAGTGAGATAGTGCAGGAAATGGAAGACTTCTTTGGACGCAAAGAAAAAGGCGATTCTTCAGACGATTGAAGAAGAACCGATACGGTTCGGTCACTGGGTCGGGTTCGACCGTCTTGGTGATCTTCACAACGAGTGGTTAAAAGACTTCCTATGGAAACACGATGATCAGACAAAGCAAGGGCATCGTGGTTCGTACAAAACAACAACACTGTCACTGTTTCTCGCTCTACATACAATCATTAAACCATATGAGACATGCGACTTTTTCCGCAAAACCGACACAGACGTTGCGGAGGTCTTGCGACAGGTCGCGAACATACTCAGCACCGATTGTTTCAAATGGCTGGTGGAACAGCTTTATGAGAAGGAACTGGTGCTTCTAAAAGCAACCGCTTCGGAAATCGAAACGAATCTGCACGACAACGTATCGGGTCAATCCCAAATCCTTGGACTTGGCATTGGAGCGTCTATCACTGGTAAACACGCGGATATTGTCATCACCGATGACATCGTCAACGTGAAAGACCGCGTATCCCGTGCCGAACGGGAACGGACGAAGACCGCATACATGGAGTTGCAGAACGTCAAGAACCGTGGCGGTCGTTTCATTAATACTGGCACACCATGGCACAAGGAAGATGCATTCACCTTAATGCCGAACATAGAGCGGTACGACTGTTACATGACAGGACTGATCAGTGCCGAAGAACTTCATTCAATACGGGCATCCATGACCGATTCTCTGTTTGCCGCAAACTATGAACTAAAGCACATAGCGGACAAGGATGCCATTTTCAAAGAGCCAAAGTACACATCGGAAACATCTCTGATCTACAACGGATCGGCACACATCGATGCCGCATACGGTGGCGAAGACTGGACGGCATACACCATCATCAAGAAGATTTCCGAGCAAAGATACATCGGATTCGGCAAGTGCTGGCAGAAGCATGTGGACGAATGTTTAGAAGAGATTCAAGCATTGCACTCCATCTACAAGGCAGGATCGGTGTACAACGAGAAGAACGCTGACAAGGGGTATTTGAACAAGGCACTGAAAGCCAAGGGGTTCATGACGCATCCGTACCATGAATCAATGAATAAGTATCTGAAGATCAGCACGTACTTGAAAAAGGCCTTTCCCTATATCGAGTGGTTGGAAGAGACCGACCCCGAATACATGAACATGATCTTGGATTATACCGAACACGCCGAACACGATGACCCGCCCGACAGTGCGGCATCGCTGATTCGGGCATATGAGAAACCGACCTCGACATATAACAGAGTACAAGGAGCGTTGTAATCATGATATTCAAAATCCCCGCCGATACTCCAATGACACTGGAACTGCTTCAGAAGTACATCGCGAAGCACAAGACCGCGAACACAGAAATGGTCAAGATACACGATGCTTATGAGAACGAGTATGAGATATACGACATGGCCGCAAAGGATGACGGCAAGCCGGACAACCGCGTATCGGTCAACGTGATCAAGTACATCATCGACACCTTCGGCGGGTTCTTCTGCGGCATCCCAATCAAGACCATGTCCGAAGATGAAGCGGTGTCTGATTACGTCCAGTTCCTCGATGCGTACAACGACCAAGATGACAACAACGCAGAACTGGCAAAGCTGATGGACATTGATGGGGAAGCATTTGAGATGTACTACGCCGATGAAGAAGGCGAAATTTGCATCACATACCTGTCGGCCATGGATGCATTCATGTTCTGCGATGAATCTATCCTTGAACGTCCACTGTATTTTGTGCGGTGGTACAAGTCCGAGATCGATGGAGAAGAAAACGTGATCCACGGATCGTGGTCGGACGGAACCTATGTGCAGCACTTTGCCAACCGCGGCGGAGTGTGGAGGTGGGAAGACGAACCGAAACAGCACGGTTTCAAGTATCTGCCCGCTGTGCGCTACGTGGAGAACGCAGAAGCCACTGGCCTGTGTCATTCCATCCTCCCTCTGAACGATGCGTATAACAAGGCACTGAGTGAGAAGTGCAATGATGTGGACTACTTTGCCGATGCCTATATGAAGATACTCGGTGCAAAAGTGGACGAATCTGATATTCCTCACGTCAAGCGCGACCGAATCCTCAACTTCACTGGGGACGGCGAACAGCTTCCCGAGGTGGACTTCCTCGCAAAACCGCAGGCCGATGAAACGCAGGAGCATCTTCTCGACCGCCTGTGGAATGCCATGTTCATCACGGCCATGGTCGCGAACATCTCCGATGAAGA